TCGCATCCATGTCGAGTTCAAACGCGACAGCTTCGGGCGGCGTTACATCATTCATCGGGAACCAACTCCACTAGGTAATCGAGACGGCGATACAGCTTCGAGAGTGACCGGTTCAATTGGTCGATGCGTCCGCGTGTCTCTATCTTGTCGGCGATGATCTGCGCGCGTTGTTCGTCGGTGACACGCGGCAATGGTCGGCGCGTGGCGCGCGTCCCTGTCTTTGTGGTCGTGCTCACTTCCCCTCCCCCTTCGGCGTCGCGATGTCGGCGGTAGTGCCCTTGAAGGGGTTCACGATTTGCATCGATTCCGCCGCCACGAAGTCATGGATAAACGTCGTATCGCCGGACTCCGCATCGATGATGATCGCGGGTCGGAACTTGTCGCCGATGCCGGATCGGCCGTGATCGACACGGCATCCGGTCTCACGCTCTGCAAGCGCGATAGCGTCTTGCATAGTCTCGGCGTTCATCACTTGAACGTCACGCGCTCCCATGTTCCCGATAACGGTAAGCATGAAATCTCTACCCGACATGACCGTATTTCCTCTCTATCCGTGTGCGGAACTTGTCTAGTTCGATGTCGTTATAGGTCGGTCCCGGTTGCAAGACAGCGCCGGTGAGAACGTTGACCACGCGTCCATCTTCGCGAACGCCGCACTTGTGAACCCGGCACCAACCGGAGTACCAATCGAAATCGTGTCGGCCGCCGCTTCGACACGGATAGAACGATCCGGGGTTCATGATATGCACCGATGCCACATCGCATCGTGCTCGGCAATACTCGCATTCACTCGCATTAAACCTTCCCAATCGCAATTGTGACAGACGGCTTGATAGATGACCTCGACGTGAACGACGACGCCGGGATTCACGTCGGCACCGTGGAACGTTGCGTCTAGTTTGTTATTCGACACTTTCCTTCTCCACTCTCGCGCGTTGTATCGATTGAAGGTAAGCGCGCCCCGATTCGATCCACATTTCCGCCGTGTGTCGGTCGGTGTCGCGGCGCGCGTAGGAGATCGCGACGACTTGAATTTGCCACGCTGACATGTAGAGATCGACGGCGCGGTAATCCGGCCAGCGGGACGACTCGATATGTATCAGCGCTGACACGTCGAGAAGATCGGCAATGATCGAGTCAACGCCACCGCTCCGAGATCGGCACACCTCGCGGTCGCGTCGGTGTTTCCATGACGAAGGGATCATTCTCGCGTCTCTTTCGGTTACAGGGCGAACATGCGGGTCGGAGGTTGTCGGGATCGTCGGTTCCGCCGCGTGCGCGTGCTTTAACGTGGTCGGCAACGTCGGCGACGCCGAGACATCCGGGATAGGCAAGCCAACACCGGGAACCGGGAACGACAACGATCGCGGTAACGTTTCGGCTATAAGGGGGAACCCAACATGGGAGGTCGATACGGTGTCGGTGCTTGCACCGTACGCACAACGGTTCGAGATCGTCATATGGTCCGGATTCCGCAAACGTTCGTTCTGTCGATCCGCTGTCCATCGTCCACCCGTAGATAGTGATCCTGTCGAATGAGATCGAACCCTAGATCGGTGATCGTTCCCATAAGCACGCGTGGTCGGCCGTAGATAAGTTGAAGTAGAACGTCGTCCCCGACCTTAAGTTTCGTGTACGTGTCGTAATCCATCGCATCCCCTATCTGTAGGTAGTCGGGTTCCGGAGTGAGCCCTCCCGCCCGAAGCGCGCCACGGCGTGTTTTACCCGTTCACCGCATGCAAGGGCACAACGAATAGCGGTCCCCGAACGTTCGGGTTTTCCGCTAACCGTTATGACGGGGAATCGACACGGCCACTCGCCGATAACCCGTTACGCGCGTCCGTCGCACGCGTCTTATTCCGGATGTTCATCGGTTAGCGCCTGAGAACTAGAAAGAGCGGCGTCGGGACCGTCTGTCCCTACGCCGCTCCGTCCGCCGATCTCCGCTCCGCGAGAGCGGCAACATCCCCCCGTTGAAAGACGAACGCACCGGTCACGCCGTGCCCACGGTACGCCGTAGGCAAGATGCCGTAATTCGCCCACCGGACTACTTGCCGGGACGAGACTCCGAGCATCTGCGCCGCTTCCCCCGTCGAGACGAGATCGGTCGATTCTGGCATGCGGCGAGACTACACCTTGTGGCGCGTTTTCGACATGCGACGAATTCTCGCGCGTGTCGTCTTGTCACGTGACGTAACTTCGACGCGTGCGGATAGTTCCCCTTAACGGCGGTTAGTCGCTACGGTGGAAGATGTGACAGCAAATCAATCCCGTTGCAATCTCTTGCTAGATGGGTATATGCCCCCCCGATGCACGCTCCCCGCTGGCCACGACGGACCGTGCCGAACGACGATGATCCCCGCCGAGCTGTCCGGCCATGCGGCGGAGATCATTCAGATAGGCGAACAACTCGAATCCGAACGTATGGCGGTGTTCGCGGAGCGGACCACGCTCCACGCCGCGATCGGGAACGCGCGCCGACAACGCAAGGTCTTAGTGTGGTCGATCGGGTTCCATTTCTTCGGCTTCGTGGCATGGTTCGTCGCCGCGTTCACGGTATGGGGGAGGTTCCATTGAAAATCCTTATCGAAGTCGATACGCCGACCGCGCATCCCGGCGTGGTCACGTGGCGCGAACTCATCGACACGATTACGGCGATCGCCCCCGTCGATCACCGAACCCCCATCCTTCCCGGCACTAGGCAGACGCGCGCCGGATCTATCCACGTTATCAGCGGTGACAGCGACTAGACCGCATCGCGATTCGTTCCACAATACGGCGCGCGTTCGGCGCGTGACATGGTACGCTTGACAACATGACACACACCGACTCTTTTACCGTCCGTTGCGGTTACTGTGACGGCACGCACACCGCATCGACCGAGATCGCCCCCTACGGCGGGACCGAGCACTACGGTTGGACGATTTACGGCGTTCACTGTGACGCGACAGGCACGCGTTACGGTGTGACAGCGAAGACGAACACGCGCATCACAGAAGAGGCTTGATCGTGAGCAAGGTGAACTTCAAAGTCCGGACGCAAGCACACGCATACGCGGAGGGCATGCGGGACGGCATGGCACTACTCATCACGGCACTCGAAGAGGGCGGAACCGTCGATCACCTTCTAGAAGTACTCGAATGGAACGCGCGTCCCGAAGACGCCGACCGGCTCCGCGCGCACTACGGCGAGAGCTAACCCCGAAGCGAGAAGAAACCCCCGGCCACACGGCCGGGGGTTTCTTGCGTGGCGGATCGCCCGGATAACCGATCCGCCGCCGACCGGCGTCGTACAAAGTACCCGGAAGCAACGCCGTGCCAACCTTCCGCGAGCCGAGACCGCCCGGCGAAGGTGTGCGCTCGCATTCGTCGCAACTTGCCGATGACGCTAGCACGACCGGCCGCTTCGCTAGACACGCCGAATCCTCTATTTGTCAAGTCGTGTCGAAGTTGCGACGTGAGATGTATTCTTGACCACATGGAGAACCCGAAAATTTCCACGAACCCAAACGCCGGAGTCCATCTAGAGTTCACGCTAGGTGACCGGCTCCGCAAAGCGCGCGAGTACGCCGGACTAGAGATTCAAGAGCTAGCTAGCGCCGTGGATGTACACCGACAGTCAGTCACGCGGTACGAGACCGACCGAGCGAAGCCAAAGCGCGGCACCGTCTTGCTCTGGAGCATGGCGACCGGCGTCTCTGTCGCATGGCTAGAGACCGGCACCGACGCCGAGAACGCTAGTCAAGAGACGGCGAAACCCTGAACGTGGGCTACCTAGACACGTGGGGCATCTTCCACGATCCGGAGGTAGATAAGTGGGCGGTCGTGAAATGGCGCGCGGAGGATGGGAAGCTAACCGCCTACCCCCCACGCGTGGCAGACAGCCTAGACGCGGCCAGAGCGCTAGTGCCGATAGAACGACTAGGCCTAGTCCGATTCCTGCCCACGCCGGGCGAGGACTCCCCGGAGCTAGTTGAAAGTTGGGTGTGATGGGAGGTCGCTCGCCTAAAGACCGGGCGTCAACCGTGAGTTCGCGCCGACAGTCCAAAGTCATACTTAAGTAGGGATAAGTACGGGTTAGGATTAGACCATGACAACCCCTCACCGCGCCGCACTCTACGCGCGCATCTCGCAAGACGACGGTTCCGCGCTCGGCGTGGCACGACAGGAAACGGACTGTCGCGCACTCGCGACCGCGCGTGGCTGGGATGTAACACGCGTCTTCGTTGACAACGACGTGTCAGCCTCAAACGGCAAGGTCCGCCCGGAGTATCGGAACATGCTTCGCGGGATCGAGAACGGCGAGTTCGACGCGCTAGTCGTCTGGGATGTTGACAGGCTGACGCGCACGCCGCGCGAGCTAGAAGACATCATCGAACTTGCCGACCGGCGCGGGCTAGCGCTTGCGTCGGTCGGCGGCGAGGTCGATCTAGGCACGCCGCAAGGTCGGCTTACCGCCCGGATCAAGGGGAGCGTCGCGCGTCACGAAGTAGAGCAGATGTCGCGCCGTATCAAGCGGAAGACGGAAGAGCGCGCGGCGGCGGGGAAGCCTCACGGACCGGTGCCTTACGGCTACCGTCGTATCAACGGAACGGATGTCGTTTACGAACCGGAAGCGGCGATAGTCCGGGAAATGGCGCGTCGTATCCTTGACGGCGAATCGCTCCGTTCGCTTGCCGCCGACCTTAATAAGCGCGGCATCCCGGCTCCGCGCTCGGAGTGGCAATCACAGACGATTCGCCAACTCTTGAAGCGTCCGAGCGTGGCGGGGATGCGGAAGCATCGCGGCGAGATCGTCGGAACGTCGAACGGCGAAGGGGTTCTAGATCGCGAGACGTTCGACCGGCTTACCGCGCTCTTCAACGATCCGTCGCGTGCGATGGAAGGTGTCGGGAAACCCCCCGCACACTTGCTAAGCGGCATCGCCGTTTGCGGCGTCTGCGGTGACAAGATGCGCGCGCTTTCGGCGTGGTCGTCGCCGAACATGAATAAGACCACGCGCGCCGCTTACAACTGTCGTGGATGCTTCAAGACGCGACGCGACAAAGAGTCCCTTGACGAACTCATTACCGATCTCGTAATCGCGCGTCTGTCGGCACCGGAGTTCGTCGCCGGGTTCGACACCGGAGACCGCGCCGCCGAGACGGAAGCGCGGAACGCAATCGCCACGATCGACGCGCGTCTAGACATCGCCGCCGATCAATTCGCGGAGGGGGCGATTACCGGAGATCAAATGCGCCGTATCACTGAGCGTTTGCGCGCCGATCGCGAGCGGTTCGCGCGCACGCTTGCCGACGCGCTCCCCCGGACGCTCCCCGCGATCCTCACCGGAGACAACCCCGCCGCCCGCTGGCAGACGGCACCACTCGAAGTCCGCCGCGCCACGATTGACGCTCTCATGTCGATCACGATCCTTCCGGCGCGACCGTCGCGCGTGTTCGAACCGGAGTTTGTGCGGATCGAGTGGCGGTAGGTCTAGACGCACACGGCGAGATCGGCCTATGGTGGGGTTTCACCATAGGTCGATTTTTCGTCGGAAGGTTGCCGGGGATGCGTGAGACCGCCGAGAGCCGAGAACGCCGCGCGGCGTACATCGCCGCCACGATCGCCGCCGCGCCGCCGCCGACCGCGGAGCAAGTCGCGCGCGTGTGCGCCGTGCTCCGGACCGCTCCGCGAAATCCGTCTTGCGTCGCACGTGCGACGTATGAAAGCATTGCGTCATGACCGGGACCGGCGTCCCGTAGGCCTAAAGTCCCCCGACTAGACGCGGGACGCGCGGTTCCGGTCCCTCCGGACTCCGACCGGTTCGACCGGGGGACCGTCTCTCAGGGGTAGAAAGTGCTCCCGGTTTTTGGGGGAACCGAGTTCGGAAACGCGAAACCCCCCGGCGATGCCTACGCCGGGGGGTTTTGTCGTCCGTGTGACTAGAGATCGATCGCGATCCCGGTCGGCCGCTCCCAGCGGGGAAACCCTTCCGCGTCGGTCTCTTCGGAGAATTCGAGCACGACGGACGGAACGTCGGCGTGATAGCCGAACGTGTACCAACCGGGCGGCGGCGGACGGTAGCTCACGTGACGCTCCCCGCGTCGGCGTCCGCGCGCGGTCGGTCCCCGGCATGGTCAACTCCCCGCGCGCACGCGCACGGCACATGCTGTCCATCCACGGTATGCACGACGTGAACGCGCGGCGTCGGGGGATCGGCTGGCACGCTCACGCGACGCTCTCCGCGTCGTCGGCGTCGGGAAGGTCGAGTGTCGGCGGCGCGGTGTCGGCGTCGGCTTCGTCAATATCCTCCCGGCCGACAACCGGCCACCGCTCTTTGGTCGGCCGGATGCGAATCTGTGAGAGGTCGTGACCATGCGCGTAGGCATTCCACGCGCGAATGGTCGCGCCCATCCCGACCGCTCCCCGGTACTGGTGCGACTGGCGCGCGTAGCCGTGCTCGGAAAGCAACCACTTCCGGAGGGTATGAATCGGGGAGCCGACCGCAACCATGTCCCCGGTCTCCCACTTCTCCACAAACGTATTGCGTTGCGTCGGGTTCGGACCGGAAACGTCAATCAACGTGAGTGCCGCCGCGATCCACGACCGCGTGCCGTACTTCGAGAGCGACGCGGCAATCTGCCGCGCAACGTAGAGGTTCGCGCGGAGAACCTGCCCTTCGTCGGACTCCACGAAATCGAGTACGTCGCGTGATGAGAACTGATTGCGGATGTCGGCTCCCGGCGCGCGGCGCGTGCCGTCGATCTCCCGATACATAAGCAAGTTGCGCGCCGCCGCCGCAAGCGCGTTTGCATCGCCGACCCCGGCGATGTGAAGAATGCTCGCCGTCGTCCGGGCGAACCCGGTATCTAGCACGTCGAACGATTCGCGCGGCACGTCGAACGCGACCGGCATCCGCACCGTCTGACGCGAGAGCACGACGGCCGCGAGCCGGTGCTGACCATCGATCAGAACCCCCTCCGGATCGATCGCTATCGCTTGATGCGTGACGCGCCACTGTCCACGCACCATCTGTGATGCGTATTGCTGAACGCGCCGCGCCGTCATCGACCGTTGCGGGAGACCGTGCGCCGTGGCAAGCCACGCTTCCGCCATTTGCGGGGTTACGTCTACCTCTTCAACTCGCATGGGAAAAAGCGCCCTTCGTTTTTGGAGAAACCCTGAACGTGTCTAGTATGCGACAGGCGGCGATTTCCCGCCACAACACGCCGAAACCCCCCGGACATATCGTCGCGGGGGGTTTCGGTCGTCTCCGTGGCGCACAGCGCCGCGCGTGGCTACTTCCGGCCGGTCGGCTTGCTCGGCGCGTCGGCATCTTCGGCCGTGGTCGGCGTGGATGCGGCGGCGGCGTCCCCACCGAACCGAACCCAAATGTTTGACCGACCTTCGACACCTTCGGCCGGGACGGTGCGCGTCTCGAATCCCTCCGCATCGGGGAACCGATCCTTCGCGATCTTCCGCGCGGATGCGGCCGAGTAGTCGCCGAGATTCGCCCATTCGCCGGGACGCGTGGCGAGTTCGGCGCGAATCGCATCCCATCCGGTCGGCTTCGGCTCCGGGGGGGTTCCCCACGCGGTAATGGTTGCGGCGGATGTACGGGGCATGTCTCAAACTCCAATCGTCGCGGCGGCGAGTCCGTCGCGTTATGGAGTCCATTATCCGCCCGAACGCGGTCCGAACGCAACCCCGCTAGTCGTCCGAATCGCGATCGGGCGGTGTCGCCGACGACCGACCCGCGTTGTACCCGACCACGGCACCGATAACACCGATGATGCCGCCGCCCCAACCGGTAAGGATTTCCGTCGCGTTATCGGAGATTCCGCGATTCACAGAGAACACGGTTTCAAACATCACTGCGAAAGTGAGAAGGTTGAGCGCGAGCGCGACGCCGACCGCGAGAACAACCGCGACGATGTACGATCCGCGCGACAACATCCGTCGCCGCGCGGATCGCACCGGGGGGTTAGGCTCCGTGGTCGGCATCGGCGTTACGCGATGCCGTCAACCGCGCTCTTAAGGGCATCGATGCTCGGTTGCCACGTGAAATTCAGAACCGGCACACCGCTTCCGGCCGCGTTTGAATCGCCGCCGAGAACCACGGCTTGCGGTTTCTTATTGCCCTGATACACGACGAGATAGAACGACCCGTTGACGTTTGCAATGAACACTAGCTCTTCCCCTTCGATCTCTTGCGGTATGCCGCCGCCGACGACGGCGTTTGTGTCGAAGTAGTTCCATACCCCGGCGTAGGTGTGTGCTCCGCGTCCCGATTGAATCTCCATATGGAGATGCGGCCCGGTACTGTTCCCCGTCGATCCTACGCGGCCGATATGTGTCCCGTAATCGACGCGCGATCCGACGGCGGGACGTTGCGCGTCTTTGATTTGGTGCGCGTAGAGAACTTCGCATCCCGCGTCATATCGGACGCACGTCCCATATCCGGCGCGATCGTTGAACCAACCGGACCACGTGACGACTCCGGGACCGGATGCGCGAATAACCGTTCCGGATGCTTCCGGGTAATCAACTCCGGAGTGTCCCGTATAGGTCGTGTGGTTCGCGAACGGTTGCGGCATAAGCGGCATGATCTCCCCTCCCCGTTTCCTATGGTGCGAACCGGACGATAGACATCCCGGAACCCCATCCGGGATTGCTTGTCGAACCGCGCAACGTTGCCGCATTCGCGGTCCACACTTGCATCCGGAGCGTGTCTCCGACCGCGAGTTGTTTAACGATCGAAACGCGGAGCATCGCGAGAACGGATACACCGGCCGCGATCGTCGTTATCAGCGTGTTTCCCGGATCGGCAACGCCGTTAAGTGTCACGCGCAAGAGCCGATCTCCGGCCGTTGCCGCGTTGAATGCCGCGTTCGCGTCGATTCGGTATTGTCCCGCTTGCTGAATCGTGGCGATGCCGGTTACCGGATCGTATGTGATGCCGCGGACTGTCGTTGCGGGCGGTCCGCCGATCGTTGTCCACGTCGCGGCGGCGATACCGGTATCGGCGACCGGACCGCCCATGACGAGTATGGCCGGGTCGATCGACTGTGCGAGCGCCTTAATAGCGTCCGCGCCGCCCGCGATCGGGTCGGTTGGGAGTGGATACGGCAGGCTACCGGGGGTTGTTCCTGGCATGATTTCTAGACTCCAATCGATGACGGCGCGGAGACACCGCGCATGTTGTTCCACGACAACGCCGGGTCGAATTGGTTCCATAACCAATCGCCGGGGAACTCATTCCATAGCGCTGACGCGCCGAGACCGGTCGCGCGCGACACGATAAGGGCGAGTTCCCAACCGCCCGCCGTGAACGTGTATTCGCCACCTTCGACATAGCCGGGAAGCGGATTATCGATCGGTGACCAATCCGGCATGTCGGTTATTCGCACCGGAAGTCCGCCGCGTTCCACGCCGTTCAGGAGTCGAAGAATTGCGTCGGCCGCGATCTCATCCGGAACTGTGAAATCGGCATCCGCGACCGTGATCCCGACCGCGCGCCAATCTCCCGGCGTGCGCGCAAGGATTCGTTCGCCGATTTCCGTCGCATCGTCCACGTTTGTCAAGAGCGTTGATACCGAGACGGAACGCGAACCGTATACGGCTTCGCGGTCGGTATCGATGATGAGTACCGTTCGCGATGTCGGGGCAGGATTCCCGGTGTCGTCGGTCGTTTGGTCTTGCCACTCCACACGCGCGCGGGTCGAAACATCGCCCACGTCTACATGAAATGTGACCGGATCGCGGAGCAAGTCGCACGCCGAGAGATCAAGCGGGGGGACCGCGCCGCTGACGAACGCGGCCGGGTCGATAACGATCGTCCCGTTCTCATCCTTCGCGAGCTGATACATCGCCGGACGCGCGGACGGATCTTCGATGCGAAGATAGGGACCGGAGACGACGTGCGTCGCCGACCACAACACGGCATCGACGGATTGCACAACATCCGTGAGCAGATTCGCGGCCGGTTGCCGATCGACATCTATCCACGACATCGGGACATCGGCGACGGTCTCGGCGATGTCGGCGATGATCGGCGGTTCTCCCGGCATCACGGCGAGATCAAGAATCCGGTCGATCCGCGCCGCGACCGGCTCCACGTTCCACGGTTCATCGCCGACCGCGCGGTTCGCGAGATCGGCGAGGAAATCCGCCGCCGTGACATCCACGGCCGGACCGGGTAGCGCGTCGTCATACGCTACTTCAAGGTCGGTAACGCGACCGGAGAAGACGAGAACGCGCACCGCACCGCCGCTTCCCGGCGTGATGACATCGACCACATCCGCGTCGAACGATTGGAAGTCGTTCCAAAGGGTTCCGGCCGGTTGCGTCGCCCACGTTCCCCCGGCCGCGTTCCACGGCGCGCTGATTGTCGCGTAGAGATCGACGCCGATCCACCGGCCGGTGACGCCGGGAGTGTAGTCGGCGCTGAGCAGATACCAACCGGAACCGCCGACCGGTGTCGTCGCGAGCGGTCCGCCACCTTCGACCGACCACGAATACGAGTAGGGACCGGTGAACAACGCCGCGCGCATCGCGACTTGCACACCGGGGAGAACGTGAGCGTAAGCCTGAATGCGCCACACGTCCCCGGCGACCGTCGTCGGAAGGTGATCCCACGCATCCGGATTCTGCCCCGACGTTTGAAGCGGAGCAGGGGCGAGTGTCACACCGGCACCGGCCGTCGTTGCCGTGGTCGCGACCACGCGTGCCGCATGCGTACCGGAAACCGCGCGCAACGTGGAGCGTGTGACGGTGCCGTTGTGCGGAATGCCGTTTACGGCGGTCTCGAATGATCCGTCTTCGAATGCGGAGACCGGAGCCGTTACCGGTTCGTCGGCGTCGGCGTAGATTTCGACTTCCGACCCGATACGGATCGCGTTCATGTAGGAAACGCCGTCCGGCGTGTCAGAGACGCGGAACGTACACGACGACGAACGGGGTTGTTCGAGAACGGTCGCGCGTCCCCACGTGATCTTTAACCCATCGTCGGCGTAGACACCTTCCGGGATCAATGGGTAGTCGGTCGGCGGGGATACCCACGGAATGCACCCATCATCCAATCGCGCGCCGTCGATCATGACGCGACATCCGACACCGGTCCGACTCATGTCGCGCTCCGAACGATCCGAACCCCGGATTCCCGGCGGTCGCGTGAGTCGAGAATCTGCCGAATACGGCGCGCGATCGTGTCGGCGGAATCGAGTCCGCCGCTGACGTTAATAACCGTACCGCCCGCCGCAACACGTGCCCCTATCATGGCGGCGGACGATACGGCACCGACACCGGACGCGCTGAATACCGACATCGGCACCGCGCTTCCGGACACCGCGAATGACTGTCCCCCGATTCCTATCGCGCGGCCGATCGCGCCGAGATCGGGAATCTTGATCTTAGAAATCCAGTCGATTACCTTTTTAATCGCACCTACTACCGCTTCGAATGCCGCAACGATCGCGTTCACCGGATTCAGCGCCGAACCCATGACGGATGCCCACAGATTTTGAAACCACGTCAAAACAGAGTTAACAATCGACTTAATTCCGTTGAATATGGTTGAGAAGAACGACCCGATTTGATCGAGACCGTTAGAGAACGCAGATACGATGCTTCGCCAGGTCGAGATAAACCACGCCGAGATTGTCGCCCATATGTTCTGAATCGAATCTCCGAGCGATTTGAACATCGCTTTAATGCCGTCGAGATTCTTATAGATCACGATCGCGAGCGCGATAAGTCCGGCAATGAGAAGCGCGATGAGTGCGACGATGATTCCGATCGGGTTCGCCGTGAGCGCTACGTTCATTGCCCATTGTGCGACCGTGTACGCGATGACGGCGACGGCGAGCGCGCCGATGACGCCGATAATCACGGTGACGAGTGTCGTGTTTTGCTGAACCCATTTCGCGAATTCGGCGAGCGCCGCAACGACCGGTGTCAAGATCGGGAGTAGCGCCGTTCCGAGTTCCGCCGACATGTCGGCGAGTTGCGCGTTCAGGCGCTGTTGCTGACCGGAAAGCGTGTCCGATTCCTTCGCGAATTGTCCGACCGCTCCCCCGGCTTGCTTCGTCGCCATTTCCATAATGGCTTGCGCCTTTGCCGCCTGAAGCGCGGAACCCTGCAACTTATCCTGTCCACGCGCGGCGAGTTCCGCGTTCACGGCGGTTTGATTGAGGGCGAGACCGTAGCGTTCGGCCGGGTCGGCTTCGCCACGGAACGCGGCACCGAGCGCCGATACCGCCTCTTCCGTCGTGCCGCCGTAGGTCGCGGCGAGATCGGCACCGAGCGAAATAAGGTCGTTCGTCTTCCCGGCGACTTGATCCATCGGCACGCCGAGATTCTTCAATTGCGCGCCGATCTGCGCGGCAAACGTCTGATAAGCGGCGGACGAGAGACCGACCGACGACGCCGACGTTTTCGCCCATGCTTCGATCTGCTTCGCGGAATCACCGAAGACGGCTTCGGTTCCCCCGGCCGCTTGCTGAAGGTCCGACGCCGCATTCACCGCGACCACGCCGAGAGCCGTAATCCCGCCGAGAACCGCCGTCGCCGGGGCAACAAGATTCCCCATCACGGTATTGAACTTGCCGAACTTCCCCGTCGCTTCGTCAATACCCTTACCGGCCTGCGATGCGTCGGTGATGATCTCAACAACGAGTTTCGCGTTAGATGCTCCGAGAGCCATTATTCACCTTCGTTTCATCCGTTCCGCGTTCTGGTTGAGGACATCTATTAGCGTGACTAGCATCCGATCATCGTCGTACCATTCCGGCGGTATGGATTGGCACGCGACCGCCGTTTGAACGACTAAGCGGGTTCGGCTCCCGCTTCGGTAGGGACCGCGTTAACACTCTCGAATGGTTCAACCGAGAGATACCAATTCTCGAACTCTTCCCACGTTCCCGCGTACTTATTCGCGCGCTTAAGCGCAAAATACGTCGTCATTGCGGCAGATGTCATGGGTCGATCGGTTGCCGATCCCCATTTCCGCGACGCGAATTCGGCTTCGGTGCGCTGAACGTCACGTCCGAACGCGTGAACTTCGAACATTTCCGGATTCTCGGCGTCGCCGCCGTATACCCGAAAGCGGTAACTCTTCAATGTCGGGGCAGACATTACTACGCACCTTTCACGTCGTTAACTTCGTCCTGTATGGCATCCGAATAGGCTTTCACCCATGCGGCTTTCTTGTCGCCGATCGCGCCGGTAAGAAATCGCGTCGCGGCGATGTTGTGTGGTCCTCGGAGACCGGCACGCGGACCAACACCGAAGTTGATCGGTCCGGCGTATGGCGCTCCGAAGCTGATAGATACGCGGCCATTCCCCGCGCTAGACGAGAACGACGACGCGAGTCGTCCGGTTCGCCGTGGCGCGCGCGACTTCGCCGCCGTGCCGATGATTTGCGCCGCTTCGGGCGGTGCGACATCGGGAAGGTCGCGTTTCAATTGGCCGAGAGACGCCGTGAGTTGCGGAAGTCCGTGAACTTCGATCTCGGCGGCGTCCCCCGGCATGTCAATTCCCGTCGTCCGGCGCGGCGGAAGCGGCGTCGGCCGCGTCGGAATCGCCGTCTGCCGGGTCGTGACCGGTGTCCCCCGGCGCGGTCTCCACCGTCCCCGGAGCGGCCGGAACCGTACCGAACTGAACTTCGGCGTTCGTCGGCGGAAGCGTGCCGAACTGAACGATTTGTGGCTTCGTCATCTGTCATGATCCCTTCGCATCACGGAACGGTGGGATACGTCCACGTCGGCTGACCAATAATCGTGAACTCGAAATCCGAGTCCATCGGAGCGCCGAATTCATCCGCGCCGAATTCGAGCGGATCGATAATCATTTCACCGGCCGCTGACGTTCCCGCCGCCGTGTTCGGCACGAATTCGAACGGCACCGTTGCTCCGGCGTTCGCCTGAGAGAACGCGAAGAGTCCGGTCGGCACTTCGGAGTCCGTATCGAGATTCCCGCTCAACTTATATGTGTACGTGATCTTCCCCGGCGTCGCCGTACCGCACAACTTATAGCGCGTATCATCCTGGCTCTTATCGATCGTGATACGCGCATTGTTGACAAGGCACGACGCGTCGATTTCCTGTCCGGTTTCTCCGATCATGAGAGTTCCGGGACCGAGATTTACCATGTCCGAATCCTTACTTTGAGGTATTCCAATTGAGAGTGAACCCGACCGCCGTCCCGCCGTCCGGAAGTGCGAAGTCGGTCGGCTCCGCACCGACGACGGCGACGCCGACCACGGCTAACGCGTCGCTCACCGTTTCGAGAAGCGGGAAGCCGATCCGAAGCGCGTCTATCTGCCCCGCGTCGGGGAGATAGAGCCACGCCGCCCACGTCGCGCCGACGCATCCCCGGCCGAACCGGTAGGCGACGGACGGCGGGCGGATGAGCACGCACGGCGGGTTCACGTCGCGACCGTCCAATACGCACCGGACACCGGCCGCCGTGAGCGCGTCCCGGTAGCGCTCCATTTCGGCGAGGAGATCGGTCATGAGATCACCGGTCGCGCGTAAGCGCCGGTTTGAAGGGCACGGTCGATATCCGGGTCGTATCGTGCGACGAAGGATGTCACGTCCCCGAAGACTTCAATCCCGGCCGGGGAGTTGCGGCGGCGGTATTGCCGCGCCGCATACATCCGCGCGCCTTGATAGGTCTCGGCGTCCGGCTGATACTTCGTCGCCGTCGTGTCGGCCGGGTCGGGAAGCATCCATTCGGGCCGACACCGTTCCACATACGGTTCGGTTTGCGCGCACACGGCGAGAATCAATGCGTCGTCGGAAGCATCTTCGTTGTTCAGGCGAAGCCACGACTTAACATCATCCGGGGCGAGCCATACCGGAGCGAATGGGAACGGTGTCGGCGTAGACATCTGCGCGTCTTACTTGCTTGAAGCGGTCCGGGCGAGCGGCGGCGCGGTGACGGTGACTTCTACCGCCGCCTGAAGGTTCGTCGCGGCGAACGCGGCGCGCGTCTCGGCGAGTACGAGAAGCAAGTTCCGCACGAAGTAGTCCGCGTGCGAGTCCGTCATGAACACGCCGGTCGTGTTCCGGTCGAACCATGTCACGGCTTCGTTGAAGTCGCCGACATACGCGGTTCCGACCGGGATCGACGGCACCGGCACCGGGCGAAGTCCCCACACGTTCCCGAACGGGGTCGGACCGTTCCCGGCCGCTCCCGCCGCCGCGATGTCGATCGATGCGTAGTCGGCCGGGTTCAGCAGAACCGCGTTCGGCTGATACCCCTCCGACTGAACGACGCCGATCGCCTGCCGGATGCCGTTCAGCGCGTCCGGATCGCTCACCGTCTGCCACGTTGCCGCGCCGATCACGGCGGATGCGACCGATTCGAGTTTCTTCGCGAGACCGACGCGAAGCTTCCCTTCCACGATCGACCGGATACGCGCGTAATCCTCCATCGCCTGCCGGGTAATCGCCTTCCAATGTGCGTAGGTGTCGAGTGAGAGCGGCGTCGTGGTCGGCGTGATGTCGGCTTCCGGCTTCAGTGCCCCCTCCGCGATCGGTCCGCCCGCTTCCGGCGCGTCGCTCCACGTGATGTATTCCACCGAACCGGACGTGGTACGCTCCCGGCCGATCACGTCGAGAAGCGGCGTGCGAAGCGTCGGGTCGGTCGGTCCGCTCCACTGATAGGTGGGGATAACCCCGGCGAGCACGGTCGAGTCGATCGCGGCGCGATGCTCTAGGAACCCTTCGAACTCGACCGGCTCCATTGATCCGCGACCACGGTAGGCGCGGAACGCATCGGAGTTCACGAACCGTTCGCCGAACGACTGACGCTCTTCCGGAACGGCGCGCTCCCGCGCGGCGGCGTCGCGACGCTCGCGGCGTTCGTCCGCTTCGGACAGATGGTTCACGGTGCGCGCGAAACGGTCGTTCGCATCGACGGCGGTCCGAAGTTCGGTGATCTCGGTGTCAAGCGCCGTGACACGCTCGGACCACGCGGCGTTCTGGGAACGCTCTTCCGGCGACGGGTCCCGACCCTCACGTTCGCACCGGTCAAGCGTGTTTTCGATCGCGGCGGCGAGTCGCGCGCGCTCTTCGACACGCGCATTCAGATATGCGATAGACATCGGTATTCCTTCCGTGGAGTGATGTCAAGAAAACGGATAATGATCCGGTTTCCGGACTCATCCCTACGGATGGAATTCCGGTTCCCGCGCTACCGTGCGCGTCGCCCTACGGCTGGGAATGAATCGACTTATGCCCTACGGCTGATAATCGACTCAAGTAGATTTTGCGCCGTCTGTCGTGACGTGTCAAGACGTGTCGGCGAATTGGCGATGAGTGCGCGCAGACGCGTTGTTTCGGCGTCGTCGGCGGCGCGGACCGAGAGAATCCGCGCGCCGTCGTATGCCGGTTCGCGGGCGAGGGAGACGTGATCGAGTCGTGCCGACGTGACGTGTCGCACGCCGCCGCGCATTTCGTCGGCGCGGGCGATGAACCCGACCGAGAGACCGCCGTACACGTCTTCAAGCGCGTTCTCTAGCGCGTCCCGACCCTGCGGCGTGTTGTTCATCTTGAACCGCATAAACAGACCGGCGTCGCGATCTTCGACGGCCGTCGAATAGCCGACCGGCCAGTAGGAACCCTCATGATCCTTCGCGGTAAGCTTCACCTTCGCGCCGGATGCGACGAGATCACCGAACGCGCCGCGTTCGAAAACCTCCGGTGTCGGTGCGCGCATGGTCGTTTCCGACCACGGAACCGCGATACCTTCGATGTAATGCCGACCGTCTTCGGAGCGGATTTCAAGCGTGCTGAATTCGACGGTATCGAGAAGTTCTAACGTCATGCGACTACCTCCGTCGTCGTGTCGTTCGGGACGATTTGGAGATTCGGCGCGGTCGCTTCCGGCAACGGCGGAAGGTCTTCGAACTCGCGAACTTCGTCTTCGGTAAGGAACCCGGCGCGAATACCGATCTCATAGGCCTGATACCGCGTCACGGTATCGGCGCGCAAAAGCTGATTGAAGTCCACCTTGAGATTGCTTCCGGCCGGAAGCGCGGCGTCTACGGCGGATTCGACACGCCGTGCGACGTTCATAAGAGCGTCTTGAATATATTCCGCGTTCGCGCTTTCAAGCGTCGAATATTGCAGACTTGAACCCATCGAGAGACCGAGCTTTGTCGGCGGAACTCCGAAGACGTGGCAGATGTTCCAATCCGAGAGCTTGACCATTTCCGCGTATTGCATCGCTTGCGGATTAATCGTGATGGGAACGAACTCCGTCGTCGCGTTCAGAACGGCAATCGACTTACGGACGTTGCCGTGTGCGCCCATCCAACTTGCTTTAAGTTCGTCCGCTTTGATTTGGTCAAGGTCGGGTTTCGTGCTCTTCAAGTAGCCGTTAGGCACGCCGCGCTGAATGAGATTGTCCGCGTACTGGCGGAGATCGCGGGACACGAAAAAGTCGTATAGGTGCGCCTGTAGCGCGCCGAGACCGCGTTTCTTTCCGGGACGGGTGATCCATCGCGTCACGATCAGTTCGCGCGGGTCGAGATATTCCCATCCGTCTTCATCCGGGGAGGGGACCGCGTAACGACCATTCACGATCTCTACTACGCGGGGATTAAGCACGTAGCACGGTGCGATGATCGGTCCGGTAGGGTTTCCGTCCGCGTCGGGTACACGCGGCGTGTACGCGATCCCCTCCCCTTCGAGTAAAAGTGAGCGAAGGTACGTCGCCCAAAATTCGACGGCCGAGAAACGAACATCCATGTCGCCGCCGACGAAGAGTCGACGACCGTCGCGCGACAGCGCTTGCGGATCGATGATCCACGGCGGCGTGTCGATCCGCTCCCGGCCGCGATAGACCTTCCACGGCATCCCGGCGATCTTGTCGGCGGTGAGCTGAAGACACCGATCCACGACCGGAAGCGCGTAGCCGAGATACCCCCCGGCCAATTCCGCGCCGGGGATCGGGTTGCCGAACGTGTGCCCCGCGTTCGGGTTGTTCGCCGAATCGCCGTCCCACCACAACCACGGTTGATCGACTTCCCAGCCGTCCGGATCGTTGAAGAGCACGTCGCGACCGTCCGTGGCGGTGTGCAGAGACCCGACCTCGCGGGAGATCGCTCCAAAGTCTGGGATCGGCATACCTTCGATGCTTCCACCACATGCGAAGTTTTCGACCTACGTCGATTGAAGATTTTTCCCGTTCCGCACGCGCGCCGCTTCCCGGACCTGCCGCGACGACGGATGCGCGCGCTCTTCGTGGTCGGCGGCGAGAGACCACGCGGCGTCTTTCGACACGCCGACATCGCTCCATCCGCAATCGCAATAGATCACGACGGATATCGTTGTCCGGTCGTATCGGATCGTCATTAGAAGATCGCCGATTCCGGCGCGGGTCGGTCGTGTGCGGCGGCGTAGCGCGCCAATACCGCCGCGTAGAGCGGTGACTGGGAGATAGCTACCCGGCGTTCGAATTGCCACGATCGGCCGGGGGTTCGCTCTGCGGCGGCGGCGGCGGTGCGTAGCCGTTCGTGGAAGTCCGACGCGATCCACGATAACGACCCTTCGCGAAGTCCGGCTTCGAACGTGTAGCACGCCGCGACGACATCGGGACCGCGCATCGGACGAAGCTTGCCGGCGACGGCCGTCGTTTCGGCGAGCCGTCCGGCGAGATCGTGACCGGGACCGTAGTCGTCTATCGTGATGATCTCGGCGCGGTCGGCGAGTTCGCGAACCCGGTCTAGAACCCAATCGGAACCCGGCCGATGGTCGATCACTTCGACAACGTTCGCCGTCGCCGCCGCGATCGATGACGACCGGCCGAACGGATCGATTTCGATTCCGAGCGCGGCCGGTTCCCCGGTCGGGAACGGCGTCGTTGTCTTCGCGTTGTCGAAGTCGTCTTCGGTGATAGCCGACCACGACAGAATCGCGACTTCCCCCGGCCAGCGGCCGAGATATTCGGCGGCGAAGTGCCCTAGGCCGAGTTCGCCGAGATCGGCGCGCAACTCTTCCGGACGAATGAGACCGTCCGCAAGCGCCGGATAGTTCGCCCACCATACGCGTTCGTCTGTCGGGTCGGCGTCTTCCGGAATCGTGAATTCGAAGTAGGCCGAACCATGCGTGATCTCGGCCGCGACGTTGTTTCGACCGCGCTCCCGAATCTCGTATAACCATGTTGTCCGGTCGTTCATCATCGTGACATTCGACGCGCGCCAAATCTGCCCATGACCACGCATCGTCGCGAGCGTCGGCCGCGCCGCCGCCATAAGTTCGCCGCCACGCCGCGCCGTGAACACCAGGATTTCGTCAAAGCCTAGATGCAACAATCCATCGCCACGGACGGCGGATATCGTCGGGGCAAAGACACCGATGATAGACGCGCGATGCGACCGGTAATCCTTCCCCGTTGTCGCCGGGTCGAACGTGAGAGACGTGTCGCCGATCGCAGAGCGGAGCGAGTGACCGGCGTTCCATATCGCCGGACTCATCGATGCCTGCAACGGCTCCACTAGGTCTTTCATGAACCGTTGCCGCGCTTTAATAAGGTTCTGCGCGGTGTGCGCGGCAACGAACGGCACGACCATTCCGTTATCGAGACGAACCGGACCGGCCATACCCCGGAAGAGCGGCACTCCCATTTCGAGAACCGTTTTCCCGCATCGTCGGCCTACGATGACATCGACAGTCGAGTACGCGAACGGTGAACCGGGACCGTCTACACGTTCAAGGCCAACGTCAAGAATGTATTGTTGCCACCGTGACGTTACCTTCCCCGTTTTGCGGGCGATAAGACGACCGGCGCGAGGT